CATATGGGGTGATTTTTGGACACTATCCCCCCTTTATGGGGTACGAAAAGGTATGGGGGTGAAATCCTATCCCCCTTTGCTCACACTCTGTAATTATCACTCTCTGTTACAGGCTACGGATGGTAGTTGATGGGGGTTGCTTTAAGAGCGTCCGTACCTATTCATGCCAGACATCCTCAGACTAGCGATGTCAGTAAGAGGACCAGTTCTATCGATATTTTGCTGATTAGGATTTATAGTTTTTACCAGTGATTTCTCGACCAGCATTTCCAGTAATTTGCCCTTTTTGGAAACCAGCATTTCCAGTGAATTGGTTTCCAGTAATTTGCCGATTTCCAGTAATTTGGAAACGACCAAATTTCTAGAAGTGCCCTCTTCTGTCACTGAACCTAACGCCAGTGATTTGGCCTTGGCTAGGTTTCTTAAAACCCCCTCTTCGTCAGCAGTACCTAGAGTTCTAGCTTTCGCTACACGTAACACATACGCACTACTGACTTCACTGACTATCCCAAGTGTTCCGCCGAAACCAACAGCTAAGTCAATCTCAGCAACAACACCTAGAAGTAGAGTCTTATCGACTCCTAACTTCTCAAGTGCATCTTCTTCAGCCGCTATCTTGAGCAACTTAGATTTTGCACTCAAGAGTTTGTAGAGCGTCTGAGAGCCCCCGAGAGGTCCGATCCCGAGCCCCTTAGACCTTCCCGTACCGGCGACCGCTGACAGCCCCTCTACGTGGCCTACAGCGGCTCGCTTGGTCCGGCCGGTCGTGAGCGCTGTTCCCGTTTCCGTGACAAGATCAACACTCACCGCTTTCGATCTCGATAGTGCTTGGACTAGTGCAGATTCTTCAACTAACCCGACTCCCAGGGATTTTGAACTCTGAAAGTCCAAGACACTATCGAGACCTTGCACCAACCCCAACGTACGAGTTTTCTCACTGTCCAACCCGTACGTCTCACTCATCTCGCCCTCCACCCCCAGGAGGCGAGACTTCTTCTTAGTTGTGGCTAGCGCACTCTCTTGCCCGTGGATGGCACCGACACCGTGTGTTTTATCTTTACCAACCGAGAGTGCGCTAGCTTGTTCTGCAACGTGCACTTCATGACTCTTGACTTTGCTTAAGCCTAGAAGTGCACTAAGCCCTGTAACGAGACCTAAGACTTTGCGCTTGCCCCGGCTAACTGAAAGCGCAACATCGGACTCTTTGACTGAATCAACATCTTGCTCAATCGCAGAGTTATCTAAGATCTCGATAGCTGCTAGTCGCCACTTCTGACTGCTAGGTGCAGTCATGCCAACAGCTACAGTGCTGGCAGTGGCAACAGTCTGGTACCAACCGTAGTAACCGAAGTTGCCGTTTGATCGGTACGTGAAGGTTTGAGTGCTAGTTCCTCTGTAGGTAGCAGTACCGCTCTGCCCGTTATAGTCGCCATTAACTATGGAGATCCTGCTATTAGCAGCAGTAGTGGTGAAGTTGACGTTAGGTGCACCACTTCCACCTGTAGACAGAAGAACAGGAGAACTAGCAAGCTTTGCTTGAGACCACCTCTCCACTACGAAGGCGTAGTAGCCAGATGATCCATTCAACGTACATGAGACGGTCATACTTCCTGGACTGCCGGTTACTTCAGCCGTCCAGATAGCAGTGAAACAGTTATTCGAAGGTGCGCTGTTAATCCTCTCGACATAAGTAAGTCCGCCTCCCGTAGGAGTGTTCAAGAGTGCGAACTCACTCCAACTTGCTGCCTTGACGACTAAAAGTTCGCCTTGTACAGGAGTGAAGCTGGAAGTCTGTAAAGGACTACTACTAAATCCTCCGCCACTGTCGTCACCGTAACTAGCTACTAGCGTAGCCATGGCTACGAACCATTAGCAGCCGTAGCAAGACCGTCCGTGTTAATAACAGCGGTTACGTCACTACCATCAATCGCAACTTCGAAGTCTAAGCAGTAGAGAGGGATGATGGCGTCATCAGTACTGCTCGAATCCGGCTTGTAGCAGACCACTAGGTCAGTGAGGTCATTGCCACTAGTGCCTTCCCAGACTACATCCGCAGCATCAACAGTAGCGATATTGTTCGCAACCCCTACTGAGACACCCGAAAGAGTCTTACGGCCTAAAGTAGTCTGCTCTGTAACAATGCCCAGCAACTCATCAAGGTCTTCAGCAACCCGAATGCTTGAGTCACTAGCAGCACCAGCGTTAACCGGAACAACAATCAACGAGTCAGTAGATCCGGGAAGCTCTGCATAATACACGTGCTTGCCAAGGGCTACATCGAAGATGAAGTCTGCCATCATCCCCCCTTTCTGGAGTTACATCTTCTACAGCGTGGCTCGTAGTTTTCAGGAACACTAAGCCCGCCTTCAGCACGACTCTTCTTATGGTCCGCAGTGATGTCTTCTGTGCTTCCACAGTCCACACACTTTGCACCAATACTTTTGAAGTGTGCCGTCATAGCAAGATGCACGCCGGTTTTAAGTCCTTGTCTCTTTCTGGACCAGCACTCGGCGTGCATCATCTGTGGTCTGCGGTGCCGACCTTTAGTTGCTCGGGTCTGAGTTCCCGGCATGATCAGGTCGTTGCAGACGCTACATATCGTGATCTTCACGACGTTCCCCCAGGTCAGAGGCCATGGGGGCTAGGTTGTCAAGCTCTCTCGGGTCCTGCCCTGCCTCTATGTTACCCCATCGTTATGGATCTGGTATAGCCCTGTGACCTGCACCTTCATGCCTTCCAGCCCCGGTCTGGACCTGCGTCCCGTAGTCCTCTAGCTACAAGACTTCTTCACTTCCTTAGAACCTGCACAGTCTAAGCCGGACACCTAACTATTTTAGTTACCGGCCAGTACGCCAGTTGGGACACAGGGGGGGGGGGGAAGAAGGATCTTGTCACAACTTCACAACTGGCTCTGACCTGCTAAAACAGTTGTGACAAGATCATTAGAGTGTGTCACAACTGTCACAACTGGGTTTGTCACAACTGCCCAGTTGTGACACCGTGTCACAACTAAAACCGCAGGTCAGAGCCAGTTGTGAAGTTGTGACACGTCTCCCACACACCCCCCCTCCCCCATGATCCACATGTTGATATTCATGATCGCGTTGTCACAACACAAATCGTGATCATGCAAAATTAGTTCCCCAGAAGACTAGACAGAAACTTAGACAAGGCATAGTCTTAAGGCATCGGTTCGAAGGGAGAAGGAAATGCTTAGCAACCTGCGTCGTGAGTTCGATGAGAACAACATCCCTACTGTCAACATGGGATCGGACCCCAACGGCAACCCGTACCTGATGGCTCTGGTCAAGAACAACAAGGTCTATGTCACCTGCTACTCAGACGGGTACGTCATCGCTCACAACTCCACGCGCGTCGAAGCCAACACGGCGCAGGAAGCAGTCGAGTACGCCACCTACGCCCCCAACTGGAAGGGACAGGAGTAGTCCATGCGACCTGGAGACGGCAGAGCCACCAACGCAGTCTTCCGCAACCTTTGTAGGGATGCGGGTGGTAGAGACCACCAAGAGATCTGGCAGACTATTCTCTCTCCCGACACTTCCTTTGAGGAGTTCGTGGAGCGGGCACAGAGTTGGCTTCTGGACAAGTCCGAACTCAGGGCGGAGTCCATCAGGATGGCTAACTGGCGTAAGATCTACAACATGTTCAAGCAGCAGCTTGAACCTGAGCCGTCAGAAGAGGAGAAGGCTATCCGAGCTAAGATCGCTCAGGAACTCCTCAAGGCTATGGACAACTCCAGCAAGGTAGTTCAGCCAGGACTGTGGTACGCAGCTACGCTAGTAGATCCCTCAGTCAACAGCTTCAACAACGACTAGAACGAGAAAGGGCCGGTAGCTTTCAGGCTACCGGCCCTTTTTATTTACATCTTCAATTCTTCAGGCGGGGGCATCAGTTCAGGAGGCAATACCCATTCCTTCCTATTCTTTCCCGCCCCCTCAATAGGCTGGCTAATAATCCCAAGCTGATCTGCTTTCCTCATAAGCGTTCTCCAACTAACTCCAGAACGCTCATCCTTCTTATGGATGTCCTTCAGCTTGGTAATCTCCATACGACCGCCTTCGGCCTGGAGAGTTTCAATCAGCCATTCCTTAGCCGCATCCTCATCCTTGATGCGTTTATCAACTTGTTCGTCGGTCATCACGGCTACGGTGTCAAGGTCGGTAAGATCTCGCCTCTCACCCAAACACACGAGCCGTGCAATTTCTACATCCTTCAGTTTGCCAGTGCTGACCTTTACGGGTTCTCTTGAGAATCCGAGGGGGTAGAGTCCAGTAGCAGCCGTAGGTCCATACGAGTTTTTCTCCACACTGAGGATCGCTGAGACGGGATCATCAATGTCCAGCGCCTTCCTATCTCTAATCTCGTCATCAACTCTTCGCAGAACAAGCATATGGCGTACCACCTCCCCCCAAGCAGCGCTTCCAAACAGTCGGGACATAGCATCCAACTTAATTCCAGAAGACTGGTTCTTTCGGAAGTGCTTGATGAGAACAATGAGGCAATCTTCCTCATCAGCGAAGCGAAGAACCTTTTCGAGTGTTGACCGGATTTCACTATAACTATGCTTCTCTTCGTCAATCCCCAGGAATGTGTTCGCCGGGTCCATTGCGATCATCTTGACGTTGTGTTCCCGGACCACCTTGCGAAGAGCAAGCATGTCACGATTGAAGACTGCCTTGCGGTTGTAGGCTTCATCATCCTCATCGTGCTCTTGTACTTCTACAGTGAAGATCTTTGATACATCTGCCTTCGCTGCAATCAGCCGGGGCTTGATGATGTCCTTCAGTGAGTCTTCGGTACCGGCCAAGTAGAGACATGTCCCAATGCCTCCCCTTCTCCATGTACCGTTGGTAGCCTGAGCAAGGTAGTGACAGACCAGTGTGGACTTGCCGGTTCCTGGTTCCCCGGCAAGGATCACAACTCCCCTACGTGGGATGTGGTTCTTCTCGTACCACTCGTAGGGTTCCGACTCCATGTCGGAGAAGGGGACAAGGATAAGCTTCCCGCTCGTATCGGGGGTGGGAGGCTTTTCCTTCACTTTGGGAAAAGGTCGTACGAGATCATGACTGTTCACCCTTTCCCATGCACTTCTCACTTTCTGCCTGATACGTTCTTCGGTCCATCCGGCACCGTCCGGCTTAGGTACTGAACGCCAGATGGCACGAACAGCTTCTTCATAGGTCAGCGGAGACCACGGAGCTTTCACCAGCTCCAGAATGCGACAACTAATCTTGAAGGTCTCGTTGTCCCATTCTGAGAACTCATCCAAGTCTTCAAGGGCATCAAGTTCTCGGTTGAAAGCTTCCTCTACATACTTATCAATCCGCTGCTTCTCTTCTTTGCTCAGACTGTTGTACGTACTTGTGTCACTAGCACTAACGAACTCTGCGTCTGAGTCTTCAATCTTTAGATACTTGTCGATGATGTACTGAGGGCACTCCGCAAGTTGATCCATGCTTGCCAACATTGGGTTGGGCCACGGATATTCACCCTTGTTAGTACGACTGGGTGCAACAACTACGAAGCCCCCGTCACCGCGAACATCGATTCCTTTAGGGAACCTGTTCTTGTTGGTGACCTGTATATCTTTCGGGTACTTCAGCCAAATATGCTGTCCGCCACTACCAGTTGTGGGACTGTAAGTGGACGGCAAGTGGCCTGCAAGGTGGTCATGGTATGCCACCCACCCCCCGTTGGCCGGATCAATGTCGAGTGCAATGAAGCCATTGGCCTTGCCGGTCAAGACTCCGATGTTGGCGTCCGGCCATTTTTCCCACCAACGCTTAACTTTGGAGTCTCGCTTGCTAGCTTCCTTCTGCCAGTCTGCAAGCCGGGGGTGTTTTCCTGGTCTTGAGCAGTGTTCACCTTCAGCACATGAACAGTGACCGTCTGCTACGTCATGGAGCGGGAAGATCCGCAACTCTAAAATTTTGCTGTAGTAAAGAGCTGCGGTAGCCATGACATCAGTTGTCAACAGCTAGTCCCCTTCCTCTGTGGAACTTTACGTAGTGCTACAGACTCCGCGTAGTCCAACCGACGGGCTTAGACTCAAATCAGTCTGTTTGTGCAGGTCAGAGAGTCGGATGCCTGTTTCTCGCTCCGCTGGTCTCCTAGTACCCGGGAGGGGGGTAGAAGCCGTCAGAATCGCTCTCAGGGCCGTACAGGGGCAATTGGGTCATGTCACACTCCGTAACTTCTCCTCACAGTTGGACTAGACCTTATCTAAGGCTTGGGCTTAGCCTAGCCCTAGTCGGTGATCAAGAGACAGACTAGGTGTTATCTGACCGTTATCGAAAGAACCTTGCTTGATCAAGGCGGGCGTGTAGAGTCGAAGACACAGCAGCACAGAGCAAGACCCCAACACCAGGGAGTCAAGCGACGTGACATCTGCTAGTAAATTGAGAACTCAACAGTGGATGAAGGAAACTTTGTTAGACCTCAATATTGGGGGCCGCAAAGTTTGGCCCTCAGACCCTAGGTACTTAGGTACTTCATGAGATCACATCTCACTAGGGTCACTGGGCAACCCGTTCCCTCGTAAGACAACGTACGGCGACCTACCGGACGGTCATGCAAAGGGCATGGCTGAAGTCAGAGGGAGCGGGAAGCCTTAAGTATGGAGGCAATCTGCAACGTTCCAATTCTCCGTAAGGTGTTTGAGGAACAGCTACGTGCATCCAAAGGACTGGCACCGTTCAGGGCACTTTTCGATCTAAACGGGCGCTTAGTCCCATCTAGGCCGGATGGAACTTCATGGGCTCTACTGTCAGAAGATGGTACGATCATGGGATGGTTCAACGCTTCCCGTGCGCGAAACCCTGAAGTTCGCATTAGGCACAACGCAAAAAAGGGGTTTTATGTGGGTGTCATATTGGCATCCGCAAAGATTGAGGTCTTAGGACCTACCCCACTGACCCAAAGAGTCGCTATCGTACGTTCCGATCCGCTCGACTTTCGGAACGTCATAGTTATGGACAATGGGAGGCAACTCACACGGCGTCTAATTACGGGGCAGCATCTCTAGCGTTAGGTAGTTCATGGCTATTCGTGAAGTGATACGTTTCGAGTGTGATGAACCTGAATGCAGGGGCTTACCTGCTATGACGGAACTTGAAGCTATCGCCCATGTAGAGCAACACCTACGAATCGCTCGCAAGTCGCAGATACAAGAACTCGAAACCCTCTGGCGAATGTAGTCGCCAGACGGTCTAACAAAGAGGGTGAAGGGCCGTCCATGACTCTGAAGAGTCTTCAGGAGAAGTACCCCACGTGGGACATCTCCAGGACACCGGGAGGTGTCTGGGTTGCAAGGCGCAAAAGGCCACTGGTACTAACGGACACTCGTATAGACCAGGGGCTTCGAGACTGTCTGATCGAACAGTCAGAGAAGGATCTCGAACAGCACCTCAATGAGCAAGCCAAAATCGATGAAGAACTAGAGTCAGCGAAGTAGGAGCACGGCCGGTACTCAGGGGGGTACCGGCCGTTGGACGCCTTTCACTCTCCCTATCAAGAGGTGGTGCAATGGCAGTCAATGTGACTGACCGCTGGCACAAGTCAAACCCAGCTCCAGGGGCACCTAGGTGTAGGGAACACAACTTAGTCCCGACCGCCGCACATGGGAAAGGTAAACGCTGGCAAGTTCGCTGGGAGTACTGGGAGAACGGTAAGCGGCATCAGCCGAGACGGAACTTTCAGTACAAGGTGGGTAAGGACCCTGAAGTCCATGCTGACGCCTTCGCGGAGTCATTACGCATCCCACCCCCCGACCCCAAACTCACACTGACGATTCGTGATGTCAGTGAAGAGTGGCTTCGACTTCAGAACTTCGAGGACTCTACATACATCACAGCTTCCAGTCGGATTCGTAACCACATCATGTGTGATGGGCTTGGGAACCGGCTCGCTGCTGATGTAGCGCTAGATCCCAATCTCATACAACTCTGGCTCAAAGACCTTAGTTCGAAGCTGGCATCTCGAACAGTCCGCATCATCGCGGGTTATCTGGCTTCGATTCTTGAGTACGCGAGATTCAAAGACTGGGTTCCGGCAAACCCTCTCCGTCCTGTACACCCAATCATCAAGCTCCCGCGTATTCCTGATAAGAAGGTCATCCCGTACACACGGGAACAGCTAGAGGCTATCGAAGAGTACCTTCCCGCTCCGCTGAGGATCGTTCCACGTGCGGGCGCGGGTATCGGTTTACGCATCGGGGAGATTCGAGGTCTCAGTCCCGATGACATAGACGGCGATGTCATTCATATCCAACGGCAAGTTCGGTACAGCCGCACGTTCAAGTGCCATGTATTCGATCTGCCGAAGGGTCAGAAAACTAGGGTGGTTCCGCTGGCACCATCCGTTAAAAATTTCCTGTTAGGTCTTCCGTCTCAGACGGTGGAGCTTCCATGGAAAACGCCGAACGGTAAACCCCGCAAGGTTCGCATCTACGCTGTGACCTACGGAAAGCCATGGGCGTACGAAACTCTTCTCAATCACTGGGAAAGAGTGCACGACAAGCTAGGGATCGAAAGACTTCCTAGGCAAGACTCGTTCCACAGACTCAGGCATACGTTCGCGTCGCGTGTACTGAATCACAACGTGGACATTCGTACGTTGGCAGAGTGGCTAGGACATAAACGAACGTCCTTCACTTTCGACACGTACTGTCATTTCATACCGTCCGACCCTGAAGCCCTTCGGAGAGCCATTGATGGCTGATGTGCCCTCTCTGTGCCCTCCACCCCCTGCCAGGGTACAAACCTAAAGGTAGGGAGGATACAGGCAATGAAGAAGCTCATCAGGGTCATCTAGGCGCTTAGCTGCGCAAATGGAAATTCACATGTAAAAGTGGGCAAACTGCACTGACCTGCGAAGACGCTCACTGGCTCATGTGCCCTCTGTGTGCCCTCTGCTCCCACCGCATCGGGGGTGGAGGGCGTTGGGAGAGTTCGTGTTCACCAAAATTCACACCCTCACGAAGCGCATCCGCCGACTCTGGAAGTTCAAGAACCAGAACCCGTACGAACTTCAGGAGCAAGTCAACCTCGAACAGCTCTCCCTCAGAGAGGTTCAGGAACTTAACGAGCGTCTTACGTTGACTAGCGCTAGTCTAACTAGTAGGGTTAGATCATAGCTAGTCAACAACCGAACGGGAGATCGTAGCCATGACCGAGACCACTCCTCAGGACTTCCTGAAGAAGCACAAGAACCAGACGGTTCGTGACATGTTCGCTCTTCTGGAGAAGGAGCTTGCTCCTCTTGCTGAGCTTCAGGAGCGCGTGAAGAAGGCTTCTCCCCCTCCGGTTTCGGAGCTGGACAAGGAACTGGCTGAGTCCGAAGAACCTCAGGTTGTCGAGTTCCGCAAGGCTATCGAGCGGATCGAAGAGCAGCTTCGCGTGGCTCGCGAGGATGCCCACAAGTTCCTGCTCAGCCGGTACAAGACTCTCAGCTCTGATGAGCTTGAGGCTCTGCGCAATGAGTACGGTCAGCAGGCTACCCGGGCGCGGAAGGCTTGGGGCATGCTTCACGACTTCTCCGAGATGATGCCGAACACGGACGGCGTTAAGGAGGCTCTGGAGCAGATCCGCATTCCGAACCTCCGGAACTTCGGCAACACGACCGGCCGCACTGCTCTCGGCGACGGTGGTCCCCGCCCGAAGGTTTCCAAGGTCACGATTAAGCGGGCGGACGGTCAGGTGAAGTCCGATGAGCGCATCTCGTCTCTCGCGATCTGGTCGAAGCTCAAGACCAAGGACATCTACGAGGTGTGGTTCAAGACCGCTGGTGTCGAGCAGTGGCAGGACATCAAGGACACGCACACCTTCAAGGTCGGTGAGTGCGAGGTCACCATCGAGCCCTACGACAACGGAGACTCTGAGGAGTAATCCTCAAAACTTCAACCCCGTTTCCTTCGCTAAGGAGACGGGGTTTTTTATTGTTAGGGGAAGCTAATGGATCAGTCCCTTCCGTTGGGTGTAACTGCAACTCTCGCTTCTGAAGAACTCGAAGTCTTAGCGGTCGCTATTGATGGGGAAATCAAAGTAGTTTTCACGCGGGGAGTTCCCTACGTGAAAGTTAAGAAGTTCGCAGAAAGATACGGTGGCGAAATTCGACTTCAGAAAGTTCGAGCCACCTACGAAGTTCTTCCCTCTAACAGGATTTATGACACCTCTCCTCAGGTTGTCTACTAATCCACGGCAAGGGAATGGTGTCTAGGGAGAGCCTAGAACGGGGTGTAACTTCTCCCACCCTCCATGAAACAAACCTTGCCTTCCCCTCGCTGCATGGTTCACAGCGAGGTCCCCCATTGGCGGCAAACAATGGGGGTGGTCAGCCACCGTAGCTTAATTGGTAGAGCCTTCGTGTGGGGGTTCAACTCCCCCCGGTGGCGCTCTCTAGTTTGAAAGGGGCGCAATGGACGCTTCGGTTAAGAAACTCTGGATTCAGGCTCTCAGGTCAGGAAAGTACACGCAAGGTCGTGACTTCCTTAAGAAGAGAGATTCCGACAACAACGCTCAGTACTGCTGCTTGGGTGTTCTCTGCGAGCTTGCTCTCGCAGTTGGAGTTGTCGAATCAACGAACTGGTACGAATTCGACAACACGACCTGCTACTACAAGGACAGTGAAGGATACTCCGATTCTAACTGGCCTACTCCAAAGGTTCGTAACTGGGCTGGACTTACGCTCACGCAGATCACCGAGCTTGGTTCTATGAACGACTCACGTCGCATGACGTTTGAGCAGATCGCAGAGTATATAGAGGAGAACCTGTAATGGATCCTGCGATTAAGAGTCTGTGGATTCAGGCTCTCAAGTCCGGCAAGTACACGCAGCGAACCGGACTTCTCAAGTCCGAGCACGCGGGAGGTAAGCTCAAGCACTGCTGCCTGGGAGTGCTGTGCGAGATCGCAGCTACCGTCGGAGTCGTGAAAGAGAACTCCATTCCTCACTCCTGCGAAGTCGAAACCTGCGACCTAGTCAGCACTGAGTATGGTTACGAAGGCGGAGACGAAGACCTTGCTTTTGGTCTTCCTCCCGTCACTGTTCTCGACTGGTCAGGGCTCGACATTCACCGAGCACAAGATCTCGCTGAGATGAACGACGAAGGTGCCGACTTCGCCACCATCGCGGACTACATCGATAAGCACCTCTAAGCCAAAGGGTGGAATGTTAAAGAGGTTCCCATGTACCTCCATGGTTGCAGAGTGGGGATTTCCTCTTGGCCCCACGTTATGATGTACCAGCATTCCACCCCTCAAGGGAGTAATGGTTAATGCCGGTTCGATTCCGGTGCTCCCACGAAAAAAATCGAGAGGAGAAAAAATGTCGCGAAGCGCCTACCGTCGCATTGTTGACGAGTACATGGCCGAGAACCCGTACGCCTTTGTGGATGTTGAGAGCACGAAGGACATCCTTCACTTCGCCAACCGCAAGGGCTACATCAGGGTCATGGACATCGCAAAGCCCTTCACGTTCGGGGGTCTCACTGTCGAGCTTACGGACGCTGACTTCAGCAAGGTCGTTCAGCTCCTCAGTGGCAACCGGAAGGTCGCTGCTATCAAGCTCATCCGGGAAAAGAACTTCACCGGCCTGAAGGACACGAAGGGGTTTATCGACCACCTCTACGACATCCTCAAGGATGCCAACCTCATCAACGGTGGCCTTAGCTCCGTCTAGATCTTCTGCGCTACTGGGTTCCTTCCTTGTCCTTCTTGGTGGTGTCAGGACAAGCCGGTAGCGCAGAACCAGCGCACGTAGTCCAACGGCAGAGACGGCAGACTTAAAATCTGCAAAGTGTGGGTTCGAATCCCACCGTGCGCACATGGAACTAACAATTGAACTAATCAACAAAGTACGCACCATGAACGATACAACTACCGCTGAAGAAGAATGGGCACTCGCCCAAATTACCTGTAAGTCCAGCTTCGTTTATGTAGCGAACCCGAGCAATGAAATGAAGCGGACCCTGGAAGCGGTGTTCGGTCCTCTGGATTGGAACATCCCTTACGTATAAGAGAGCCATTGTTAGAACCCTTACCTCACCAGATCCAAGGGGCAGAACATTTCGCTAAGTCGGGAAAGGGACTCCTAGCTGACGAGATGGGTTTAGGCAAGGGAGGTACTACCTTCACTTGGCTGAAGTTGATCGGAGCTAAGAGAACCTTCCTGACTGCCCCTTACGAAATCACGTCCAATCTGAAAGCTGAGATCCCTAAGTGGATTGATGATAGACCGGTCATTGATTTACGCGGTCACAAGAAAGAAGACCGTCAGACCGTCTTTGATTTGATTTCTAACTTTGATAGCTTCATTTGCCTTTTGAACCTAGAGGGGTGGAGGGCAGACACCAGCATCATCACGAATCTTGTGAAGCTTCAATTTGATTCTGTAGTTATCGATGAAGCTCACAATATCAACAATGGCAAGACGCTCTCGTACAAAGGTTTGCGGGAGTTGGCCTACGCCATTAATAAGTGCCCTCGCTGTGGACATCTCATAGAACCGCTCTACACCTGCAACCGGAAGAACTGTTCTGAACAGGGCGAGAGATTTTCAAATCGCTGGTGTTTTAAGTGCGGGCAAGTTGCAGCGAAGATCAAGATCCCTCGCTGTCCAAGCTGCTATTGTGACCCCACTTCCAATCCAGATAAAGCACGCAGCGTTCAGCACCTTCTCGAAATCACTGGCACGCCGGTTCAGAACAACCCTATTGAGTGGTTCTGGTTAGAGAGTCTTTGGAATCCAACCCTCACGAGCAAGAACTACTTCCTTAAAGAGCATTGCTACGTTAACTCTCAAGGAAAGCACGTCTGGACTGAAAACGGAAAGAAGCGACTTGTTCGCCGCACAGCGCCTTACTACCTAGCACGAACCAGAAAAGACGCTGGCATCATTCTTCCTCCACAGTCAGTTATTACTCGGGAGTATGAGTTCGACAAACAGAACTACGCCGAACAGTGGAATCTCTATAAGCGTGTAGAGAATCAGTTCAAACTGGACATGGAATCTGGCACCGTTGGCATCACGGAAGCTGTGGTTCAGCTCCTCCGCTTGCGTCAGATCCTTGTATGGCCCGCTGGCATTGATGGAGTGACTATCCGCAAGTCCTTCAAGCTGGATCTCGTTACGAACCTTGCTGGGGAGTTCCTAGATGCTGGACAGAGGATAGTTGTCTTCAGTCACTTCAAAGAGCCTCTGAGAGAGCTTCAGAGACGCTTAGGGTCAACCGCAGTGGTCTATGACGGGGACACCCCTCAAAGTCTGCGAGAAGCCATCAGAGACGACTTCAAGGACCCTGATGCTTCTCACCCCCTGTGGAACGTCGTGCTCTGCAACTACAGATCAGCGGGTGAAGGTCTCAACCTCATAGGTGCCACGCAAGCAATCGTTCTGGACAAGGACTGGAGTCCAGGCCGGAACAAACAATCGTGGGCACGCTTAGACCGCATTGGACAGACCCGAGAGACTGCCATTCACATCCCCACAATTCTTAAGACAGTAGATGTGTGGATGGACAAATTGAACGACTTCAAAGCCACTATCGACAGTGAAGCAATTCGACAAGCAATGGAGGCTGCATGACGGAAGAAAGCCCGGATCCGGATCTGAATGCTGAAGAGTGGGAAATCCTCTACAACCACGCTGTTGAGCTTAACCATCCTGGAAAGGACTGTCCGTGTCAGACGTGTTTGGTGCAATACCCCTAGGGGTTCGCAAAGTTGAGAAGCTGATCAAGAAGACTATTGAAGAAGAACACCCTGGCAAGAAATGCCCGTGCGCTATCTGCTTGGTGATGTATTCCGATGACAAAACAAGTCAGGATTAAGAAGCCAAAGAAGCCTAAGGACTCGAAAGACATTGACCTTAGGACTCCGAGCGGAAAGAAGCTTCCTTACTAATGGTCTGCACTCACACAAGCCATGTTCGGTCTTCATATCCGTTCCGCCTGAAGGGAGGTGAGGAAACTAAGGATATCCCGGTCGTTCAGGGATGGAACCCCATTCATTCTCGCTACGAGATGTGTGATGAGGGACTGGCACCTACGCCGACAGCTATTCGTAAGATTCGCAAAGAGGTCTGATTATGTTTAGAGACACTACTTCTCACCTTAAGAATGGTGATGTAGTCGTCTGGTTTGAGACTGTTGGTCCTGAGCGTGCTAAGGAACTGCTCGCTACCTACCACGAGGACTACCGGAAGTACCGTCCGAGGTATGCCGAAGGTCTTGCTCGCGATATGGCGGCAGGACATTGGAACTTCGACGGTTCACCGATCCGGCTGAGCGGTTCTCCTGAAGACGGCAAGCTCTTCGACGGTCAGCATCGTTTGCACGCTGTTATCGAGTCTGAGACTATTCAGACTTTCCTCTTCGTTGCCGGTCTTCCTGAGAAGGCTTACAACACCACAGACACCGGTCTTCCGCGTACTTACAGAGACAACCTTCGTAGGCGCGGATTTACTAACGTCACCCTTCGTAGCTCGCTGGTTCGGCTTATCGCTAAGTGGGACGCTGGTCTGAGTCTTGATGACTCAAAGCGTATGACTAATGCGGAAGCCGACGAAGTTCACGATCAGCATGTGGACTCCATCAATCGCGCTCTTCAGCTTGCGATGAGCACGAACCGGCGTATCGACCTTCCTGCTTCTCTGTGGGCATTCTCATGGTGGGTGCTCTACAGAATCGACATGGAGAAGGCGCACACATTCCTGGTCGCAGCAGCGGAGGGTGAGAACATCGGTCGGGGAGATCCCGCATATACCCTTCGGAACCGGCTTTACGACGAACGGGATAATCTCCGTTCGCGCAATGAGCTTATGCATCTCGTCTTTCAGGCGTGGAACGCATTTGTTCGCGGGGAGAAGATTACTCGTCTTCACTTCCCTAAGGGTTACATGACAAGGGAGAGAATGGAGGTCCCCACCAATGGGTCTGCCTAACATCGAAGAGCTTGACCACTGCCCGGTTACTCCGGAGTGTGTGGCGAAGAAGCTCTTCAGGACCGGTGGAAAGCTGTACAGGTTCGATACCCGTACGAGCACTTTTGTTGAGCACAAGTGCTACACGGCCGGTATGGAGTCGGTTCTTCCCGACATCGTTTACGTCGGGAAGTGGAAAAACCACCGTACCGGTCGCACACGTTACAACGGCCCTTTCAGGGCTAAGCACAGTGCCCTCAAGCCTCCCCCTGACAGTGGCTGGAAGAAAAAGAAGAACGGACGCACCAACAGCGCTGAAGAGTGGGAGCTTGTTCAGCTTCTAGTCGCCCATCCCGAGTGGATTGAGGTTACGGAGTAGTTGGCCTAACCAACAGGGTGTGAGGGGGTCAAACCCCTCACACTCACTTAGCAATACAACAACAAACAAAGGAGCTGTAATGGCAGACACGAAGACCGACGACATTGTTGAGGTCAATTTCTCTACTGAAATCCCTACGGAGGTGGAGTGCAACATGTGTAAGCGTTCCACCCCCCGCGAGGACATCTTCCCGGTCGGAACTCAGGACCCACTGAACCGCATTGTGGCAATGCTGTTCCTCTGCCGTGGATGCTTCGTCACGAACGTAACTCTCGATATGCGCCGACTGATGTTTGAGCTGTGGGATGTCTAGAAACAAACAGTACTTCTGCAAAGATTGCAAAAGACGAGAAGTTGCCGCACGCGGACACATCTGTGGCGACTGTCGAAAGACTCAGCAGACAGCACGTATTCGTAGTGTGCGTGACCCGATCGACAATATCGAAGAAAATCGTCGCTTAGCTGCCAAGGCAATTGGCGGTGACCGCAAAGCCCGAAAAGAGCTTATTAAGAAGCTTGGCGGGGATGAAGCGCGCGCCGAAAAAGTCATCAAAAAAGAGATGGACTCAGCAGCTAAGCGCGGCGGTCAGACCCTTTTTCAGAAACTAGCTAGGGGCAGGCGATGATGTCACCACGCAGAAGATTATGCCTAGCTGAGAAGCCAGGTTGTCCAGACCACGGCCAGACCAATCACGTCTGCAAGTTGGTCAACGGGCATAGGCGAGATCACGAATGTCACAGTTGTTTTGAGGAGTGGCCACGTGAGCCAAAGTCCAAGTGACTTTCTTGCAACCCCTTCTTATTTTGAACTTTTGATTCGTGCCCCACAGGAAGACAACGGGCAATGGAAGTGTGAAATGGTCACTTCCGATGGGTCGAAGTTTGCAGGCTTTGGTGACAATGGCTATCAAGCCCTTGCTGCCATGGTTCAACGCTTTCGAGACAGCGATCCCGACACTGGCCCGATCACCATGACCATTAGTCCCGACCGTGGGCAGCATCGAAAAGAAATACCCTAATTGCTGATCTCAAACTCCGAAGTAGACACTGCACTTAGATGCAAGAGGCTTCACTATTACCAATATGCGTTAGGTCTGTACCCTAAGCAGCTTTCCAGAGCTAACCACATTGGTTTGTTGGGGCATCACGTTCTTGAGCACTACTATCAGGCGATTATGGATGGCGCTTCTCGTGAGGATGCCTTCCGCGCCGGTATGAATCAAATCGTGGCGTCGTATGGACACGAGGAACCCGACATCGTGAAGTTGGTTTCTCAGCGCTTCATGCAATACCACGAAAAGTACAAGAACGAACGTTTCAAAGTTGCGGGGGTGGAGAGCGTCTTCTCTATCCCTCTGGAGAACGGCACGACCTACCCCCTCACCTTGGATCTCCTGGCTTACTACGAAGATGGTAACTGGGAGGGTGAATACGTAATCTTTGATCACAAGTGGAAGTACGACTTCTTCACGACTGACGAACTGAGTATGCATGTCCAGACTTTCAAATACATCTGGACTCTCCGCAAGCTTGGTTACAACGTTCGGAGAAGTATTCTCAACCAGATCAGGTATCGAGAGGGAATTAAGGACATTGACAAGATCTTCCGTCGTGAAGTCTTAGTTCCCACTGACACGCAGATGGAAAACATCATGCGTGAACACCTGGCAGTCAGCAGCGAGATCAAAGCCGCTAAGGAACAGCCGGTCGCTTGGTATAAAGACCACGCACCACGCCGGTTCAATGCTAAGGACTGCGGGTTCTGCTATTTCCGCATCCTGTGCCGACAAGAGCTGATGGGTAAGGATCCGTCTGCCACGATCACGAATATGTTCGCTCCGGAAGACCCTTCAACCTTCTACAGGAAGTACGGCTACTAATTGAAAGGTTCGCTTCTACTCGTTGTTGGCATTGTTCTTGGAATGCTTCTCTATCTGAGTAGTTGTTCTGCCGCCATTTCTGAACTTGTGAAGATTGCATCGAAACCCAAGATTGAAGAGAGATGTTAAGTCATATAAATCAACTGATGAACTTGACTAAGTGTGGAACTCTCAAGCTTGACGCTCCTATCGTTAAGCTTCAGCTCGAAAATTCCATCAACCGGGCTCTCGTCAATGCGAACATCCTGAAGGTGGAACATCTCGTTTCCAAGTGTGCTTGCGAGATCTTGGATCTTAATGGCATTGGCTGGGAAGACATGGAAAAGATCATTGACCGGTTGATGGACGTTGGGCTGTCGCTCAACCCGGAGTGCAGGACAACGAGAGAATGAAAGATCTGGCTTTAATCGTTGTCGTTGCGTTGGCCGCTTGTGTTATTGCGTGGCTGACCTACGAATGGATTGTGAATGTCTGATCTAGCGGCTTATGTCCGCGATGCTTCCCACCCCCGGAACCGTAGGCACCGAGCTTTGTATTACGGAAGTCCGGGGGTTGGCAAGACAGTCCTCTCAGTCAGAATTGCTTTAGAGCTTGGGGAACGTTGTCTCTACATTCCTACTGAGCCTGGAGACGAAACTTTAGAAGACTGGCCGGAACTGCTAGCCCGCACCACGATCATGGACTACGCAGGTGTCAACATGCTCGGGGAGCTTGCTACGGCCTTCCGTGAGGGGGAGTTCCCAGGGCATGAGACGTTGATCATCGACACGGTCGATGAACTCGTAGAGATGATGCTAGACGGCCTGGTAGCAGGCTATAAACCGGCCAAGGACACCCGACCCAAGGCAGAGCCAAAACCGGGATCAGGGTTGCGTAAACTCGAAGTAGCGGGTACAGATGATTACCGGTTCCTCAGGGATGGTATTCGTCCGGCACTGCGAGAGCTGTGTTCGCTGCCTATTAATCTCATCTTGCTCGCTCACGTTAGAGAACCCTCTTGGGCAGATGAGAATAAGTCCCGAGCAACCCGCACTCCCCTTCCGGCTTTGCGTGCAGACCTTCCTTCTCAGACTTACAGACTTGTCGCTAAGTATGTGGGTCTTATTGGTCACGTGACAAGGACGGGAGCAAAGAGGGAAGTTTCATTTCGAACCGACAGCACTAAAGAAGAAGTCAAGTCTCGCATTAAAGACTTAGACAACCGCGTAGTTGACGCAGACGAACTCCCAACAATCATCCGGAATTGGAGTGTAAGGAACAGTGGCTAGCGACTCCCTTGAGGCTTTTCTCGCCAACACTGATGAGGAAGGCACGCACACTTGCGTCGTTGATTCCTGCGAACTGATTAACGGCAAGGACGGCCGCGTCTGGTTTAAGATCTCGTACGTCGTTGACGACGAGAACAACGACCTGGATGGCGAAGAGTTCACGGAAATGTTCCAGGACTTCGGCCACCTGAAGAAGGAGGACTTCCGCGAGCTGTCCTCTGAGGAGCGTTCTCGTGCCCGTCGCTCCGTTCGGGCCAAGCACAACCGGCTGATGTCGCTGGGTGTTCCTGAGAACAAGATTACGAACTTCGACGATTTCGATTCTCTCGTTGGCAAGCAGGTCTCGGTTGTTGTCGAGACTTGGAGTCGGACTCGGACCAACGATGCCGGTCGTGAGGTTACTCAGAAGGGCATCAACATTAAGTCCGTTGAGCTGATCTGATTTTTGTGGGAAGTCCGCTTAGGTAGCATAAGGCCAGTGGGCGGACAAGTGCGATGAGGGGTTAAGGCGCACAACATTCTAGTGCCCCCAGGTGGGACCTTCCCGACACCCAAAGACGGATAGGGAAGACAATCCATGGAAGCACCTGGGGGCACTAATTCAATTTAGGTAGTAGCAATGGCTTATAGTCTCAAATACGGCCACATTACAACTGAGCATGGCGACATCGCTGAGGATGAGCCTGTTTTCATTATCCGCGCTCAAGACAAACTCGCTCCTGAAGTTCTTAAGCACTACCTGACTATGTGTCAGCGAGAAGGTTCTCCGCATGGACACATTATAGGAATTATTGAGAACATCGATGTGATGGAAAAGTGGCAGCGGGAACACTTCACTAAGCGCCCATCGAGCAAGTTCGAGTAGATCTTAGGTGGGGCTAGCATTTGGAGTGAGGCTAGCGAGGTGGGAGGCGGTACCCCACCACGTAATGTCCCGAAATGAAAGGCAGAAATGCGTAAGGCACTCTCGGGAATCGCTCTTGCGGTTCTCTCTCTGGCGTTCATTGCTTTCACCAACGGTAACGCGAACGCTACTGTTGACAGCGAGGATCTGGAGATTACTCAGATCGGTTACAACGCGCGTGGCAACGACACGCGGTTCAACCGCAACAAGGAATTTGTGGACATCAAGAACGTCGGCAAGAGCGATGCTAACCTGGAAGGCTTCGTCCTTGAAGACGACTGGGGCCACAATACTAAGGGCAACACGTGCAACCGCTATGATGTCCAGGATGTCACTCTGAAGCCAAACCAGACGCTTCGGATCTACGTGGGTGATGGCACCCCCACTTCGAACGACAGCTACGTATACCGTTACGTTAACTCGCCCTCGCACTGTGGGTACCATGGACATTTCCTCAACAACCTGCGTGACACTGTTTGGTTCACGAAGAAGGGTTCTCGCGTTTTCCACAAGTCGTACGACTTCGAGAATGGTTACACTGTTAACTAAGTCCTACTTATACAGTGCCTTTAAGTTCAGCATCCTCAGTCTGTTCGTAGGGTTACTGTCGCAGTTGCAGTAAGAAAAGGGGTCTCGCTTCGGTGAGGCCCCTTTTTTCTATGCCATCCACCCCCATAGGGAGTAGTCATGCTGAGCAACTTCTACTGGTTCGTCTTCCTGTACATGATGGTGTGCATGGGAATCCTCAGCGTTATCGAGTGGAGAAACGAAAAGAAGTGACGGTCTTCATCGGTGTAGACACTGAGTCGAACGGGCGCGACTACCGGCACGATCCACTGGCTAAGACAACGGGCATCTCCATTGCCACGACGGTTAATGGTGGAGACTACTTCCCTTTCCAGCACACAATCGGGTGGAATCATCCGCTTCCTACGTTCTACGGTGCCAGGGAGTACATCAAGTACTGGCTTGAGCGGGAAGACGTTATTCCTGTCATGCACAACGCCAAGCATGACATCCTGGCACTCGAAGATCTGGGCATCAATATTAGGGGCAAGCTCTACTACTGCACGATGCTGGAGACTCACTTCGTCAACGAGAACCTGCCAAACAAGGGTCTTGATTATGTGAGTAAGCATTACGGAGGTGAGCCTAAGGTCAAGAGTCGCCTCATGGATCGCTTCCTCAAATGGGGCGGGTGGGAGGCAATCCCCAGTGACGTTATTGAAGAGTACGCACAGGTTGACTCTGCCTTAGCTCTGTTCATCCATGAGAAGGTCCATCCCATTTTCAAGGCCGAAGGATACGACGGTGACCTGTGGGATAGGGAACGCAGGTTCACCGATCTCATTATGAGAATGGAGAAGCTGGGAGTCTCCATCGATCAGGATCTCTGCGAACAGGAAATCGAGTTTGGCACGAAGCGGATGCAGGAGATCAAGGATGATCTCAAAGCTAATCCGATGTCTGGTGCTGACTTAAAGAAGCTTCTCATTGACGAGATGGGTTTGCCACCGCAGAAGCTCACACCTACTGGCAAGCCTTCATTCGACAAAGAAGCAATGGAACTTTTCGAGGGAATCCTTGAGCAACGAAACGACCCCACAGCGAAGAAAATCCTCGAATACCGGGGATGGCAGAAAACCATATCTAGCAACTATCGCTCTTACCTTGAGCTTCAATCCGGCAACGGAACAGTTCACCCTAATTTCAAGCTTCACGGAACACGATCCGGACGTCTCTCCTGTGAGAAGCCAAATCTCCAGCAGATCCCTCGAAGTTCTCCAAAGCGTTGGAACGGATCTCTTAAGAGAGCTTTTCGACCGCGACCGGGCTACCGACTCTTTGAAGCAGACTACTCAAACCTTGAGCTGAGGATGGCGGCCGTCTATAGCAAGGATGAAAACCTTGTTGAGCCGCTGAGGAATGGCTTCAAGCCCTTCGACGCCATGGCTGAGCAGCTTGGGTGGCCACGCCAGAACTGTAAGACCTTCACGTACGCCACGCTGTACGGCGGTGGAGTCAAGCGCATCTCTGACCTGTTCGGCATCCCGGCTGATGACGCCATGAAGATGCGAGCCGACTGGTTCAACAACTACCCCGAGATTCAGAAGGCTTCTGGGAAGGCTGGACGGCTCTCTGAACGTAGAGGGTACATCGCGCTGTGGACGGGCCGGAGAAGGCATCTCACGCGCCGGGAGAGCTATAAGGCGTTCAATAGTCTGCTTCAAGGCGGTGCTGCTGAGCTTGTGAAGTCCGTGATGTTGGCTCTTGATGAAGTTATCGACTGGCAGGAATGCCGGATGCTTCTTCAGGTTCACGACTCAGTTGTCTTTGAGATTGCGAAAGGCCGAGAGGATTACTGGCTTCCGAAGATTCGTGAAGTCATGGAAAACGTCTCTGCCTTCCACCCCCAGTTTGGAACTGTGCCCTTCCCTGTTGAGATTAAAGAGTTTGGACTTGCTGGATGACAATATACTTAGATCTTGAAGACGACTTTTCTAAGTGGCGCTCCGAAGAGCAGGACAAGCATAGAGAACAACTTCGTGAGTCCCTGAGGGGGACCATTCAGGAAGGACTCTTTGCGAAGTCTCCTGATCCTATTGTCTTCGGTCCTGACGTTCTTGTTCCGTACGAACTTGGGTGGCTGGACAATCCGCACAATAGCTACCGTGACTGTTACTACATCAAAGAATACGACGTTGGCGAGTACTACTACCTGAAGACAAAAATATGAGCTACTTGGTTTTAGATCCCGGGCAGACGACCGGCATTGCTAGGTTTGATGAGCATGGCAAGAGCACTCAAGTTTTCCAGATTGAAGGCATCGTTGAGATCGGGGCGGTTCTTGATGCTGCTCTGAAGACTGGAACTTATAAGAGAGTCTTGTACGAGACTTTCAGGGTCTTCGACAATGTGAACCTCTCTGGCTCGGACGTACCGGCTGCAAAGGTTATTGGCATTATCGAGTTCCTTTGCGCCATCTACAACGTACCGTGCGAAGGCATTCAGCCAAAGTACAAAAAGATCGGTTATGCGTGGTCCGGCAAGCGTCCGCCGTCTGACCATAGCAAGTCTCATGGACCTGACGCTGAAGCTTTGGGTGAATACTGGCTGCGTAAGACTGGAGTGAAGAACATCAATGCAGATTAATCCGGCAGACCTCTATATCGACAATCACGGCCCGTTTGAGTACGAGTTTGTGATGGAACAGAGCACCCTTACTGAGGGATGCGCCTACAACTATGAGCCTGACCCTCAGTGGTTCCACATTGATTCAAAGGGTCACTTCCACGCCTTCGATTTCAACAGCACGGATCCGCTTCCCACCCTCGAACGGGAAGAGATCTCTGTGGAGTACCACGGTGAGGATGTTTCTCACTACGGCATCTACCTGTGCAAGCTGTGCAGGGAGTCTATTGAGCCGAACTATTTCAACATCGGTCTTCGCTACGATGTCAGCCAGGGCCACACTCAGTTGGGATTTACGATCCCGCGTTACAACCGGAGCATTAGCAAGGAACAGCGCGTGAGTTTCTACACGACTCACATGTTCGGCATTGCTCGCGTTGTTGCATTCGGCATTGAGGAAAGCTGGGATGGAAAGAACGTCTCAGTTACATTCGAGGCAGAGTTTGCGGCAAAGAGGAATCATGATCTGTAAGGATTGCGTAACTGACAACCATGTGGCATGCAAGGGTTGCCCGTGCCAGCATAGAGATCCGTCCACAGTCAAATACGCAGTGGATGGAGAGAGCGAAGTGCCTGAGAGCGGGGACGGAGAACTTCTGGCTTAAGGCTTCGCGACCAAGACCGCTGGAGTACGAAGCCATCCTTGATAAGTGGTGCCGACAGTGCCCGGTACGTCCTGAGTGCCTGCTACGAGTCATCAAGCAGGAGATTGAGCTTAGGTACACCAGCCGGGGGGTGGAAGGCGGTTGTACTCCAGCGGAACGCAAGCTTCTTCGCCGGTACATTCGCGAAGACAAGCTGTGTGTTACTCAGGCAGTTTGGAGATTCTTGAATAACCATCCAATGTCGAAGAAGCCGGTTAAGAAGACTACAGACTTAACCGTTCTTCTCTACTACCCAAGTGGAGAGGTCTACACCCGTCGCAAGGCGAAGACCTCTCACGGGGCTAACATCATCATTCGCAGAGAGCAAAATTTAAGACCTGACCTCCCTCTCATTGGCGTCGTTAAAAAGGCCAATGGTCAGATTGTTGACGTTAAGTTTCCTCCATCCACTGAGAGGGATCAGCAACAAAAGAACCCATCCCAGTAACCGTAAAGATTAACCCCTTTTCTCTAAGAATATTGAATGCCTTACGGGCAGTATCCCGAGCTACCCCGAATTCCTGAACCATCCGGATTTCGTACAATGGGTGCTTTGGCGGGTACTGCCCGTTTCGTATGCGTTTTTCCAGTTCTGCCGCTATTTGTTGGCTTTTGGGCTGTGTCGGATCGAACTCCCACATACCCCTAAGCCTAGAAAACCCCTGGTGAGGGTACGTCTTGGACTCTACCGGCTGGTAGTAATAGGGAAGGGTAGACAGGTGCACCTAGGTAGCACTACTCTAAAAGGGCACCGCACCGGGAGAGGCAAAGGGAGAATGAATGAGTTGGTACACGGCTTAAAGGTAGAAACTGAGAAGTTGAACTCTAGCCAACTTTGTGGCGACCGATGCCTTATATGTAATGCCAAGTGGGATGTTCCTCGAATGTTCGGCGGGTACACACATATAAGCAAAGTGCCGACACATATTGTTGGTCCCATGGGAGAGACGACTTACATCTGCGCACCGCACATCAAGTCTTGATGGGGGAAAGTCGAGCGCCGTCCACCCCCATCAAGAGGGGGTTCCCCGAACTCTCCCGTATGCGCTAGGGGAACCCCCTTCTACAACTGAATATGGGCTACTGCCATGAGGAAGACTTCACCGGAGGGGTGAAGGCACAGGGTCATAGGGGGCTCTGTGAGAGGAACCCCCGCGCTGCTTCCCACTCAAGCCACTGGTCAGGGGAGAGTGGTAGCGCGGGGGTTTCTTGCTGTTAGAACTTAAAAGCCCCGGACTGAGAATTCAGTCCGGGGCTTTTTTGTGCCTACTCTTCTTCGGGCTTGTCGCCATTCCTCACAAGCCAAACTAAGACAGCACCTACAGCAGCGATGATTACGTTGACCCACTCGGCCGGAAGACCAAGAGTCAGAGTTCCATCGCTTAAAGCAGTGTGCAGAGCACCAACTAACACGGTTCCAACTGCCACGATAGCTTTACGGTAGTCTTTAAGCTGCATATTGTTTTTTTCCTAGCTGTACGGCCCTGAGCTGGCTTCTGAGCGCCTGAACCCCCTCCCCGGTACCATCACCCTAGGTCGGTGCTGTTCGGCCGTCTCCGTCCATCTCAGCGCGTCCCCTTTTTCCGGTTTGTCCTATATGCACCTTTCAGTGCCAGTACAGGACCTTCACAGCGCAAGATTCGATGGTGGCAACCCCTCCCCCGAACTGCACAAGCTCAGCTCGAAGCTTCTGACCGTTCTCCACGGTGCCGACAGAGCAGTGATGGACGAAGGTGTTCCCGGCGCTGGCAACCCACTCTTGAATGGGATACACCTTTTGGCGCTCGTTGTCCTGGTCTACCTCGTAGAGTCGGATCTGGCCTTCCACCCCCGCAGGGAGACCAGAGATCTTAGCTACCACAGTCGCCACGAACCGGCACTTGCCAGTGAGGAACGACGGGTACCGGCCGTCAGCGTGCATGTGGTCAGGGTCGGCAAACTCTTCCTCGAACTGAAGAGTCGTCCACTTCTCAGAAGGAAGTTCAATGTCCTTCCCTCCAAGACTCAGATAGCTAGGCATATCATCATCCTGATTCGTCGGCTCGAAAGTTCCGTTGCAAACTAAACGGTAGAGAGGTCCGCCGGGGCAGTCAGTTGAGTAACCATCACGGTGACCCTTAATTTCTTTGCCAGCTCCGCCGTGCTTACGAATATAGGCGATGGCGTCTCGAATACCGGCAATCATTCCCTGGTTAGGTTCAGTCAGGCCGGAGTTGCCAACAAGGCCAAGAACCGCATAGTGCCCGGAGTTCAAACCAGCGCCATTAGCAGCCGGTAAGTGGCCAAGTCCCCTGCCCTCGAAAACCTTTCTGTGAGGGCACACAACGAAACTGTAGCCAATATCAATCCAGCCGTTGCCATTCATGTGCCCCCGCTGGATTCCCTGCACAGCAGAGATGCAGCGGTCGTGGTCACTAAGTAGCCTTGGGTCTACGTACCCGCCTGTGTAGTGAACCTTCACGCCCTTGGGGGTGGGAGGCATCCAACCATAACTTCCGGTCGGATTCCTGGCACCCCACTTTCCTCGGGTAATCAGGTCCATATTAGTCCCTGGGAGTGTTGCAGTTCCGGCACCGCATACGGAAGTTCTCGTTGTTAGTGCCGCACGCGCAGCGCCACATTAAGTCACGGATGATTTTTAAGGTGTTCATCGAACTTCTCCATATAGAGGGATAACTTGGAGTCAATGCGGTTTAGTTGATCCTTCATGGATTTACCGCTGTTTGGGTTCACTTCATCGTGAACCTTATTAAGGGGAACCTGAAGATGTTCTTTCAGGTAGTTCACTAACGGCCTAAGGATGACAAACCTGAGGAAGACGCCAATAGCAGCGAGAGCAGCAGCAACAGCACCAATGTAGATAAGGAAGTCACCCACATCTTTGAGGGTGATCACGAATTAGTGCCAATCCATTCCAGACAGAAGAATGCTACACCGATAGTCTTAGAACCTCCCGAAGGATCAAAAGCAACCGCTGTATACATCCAGTCATCGACCGCACAGTTCAACATTAAGGAAATGCTGACTGTCGTGTTCATGCCAAAAGAGTTAGGCGGACTATTATTAACCTGATAAATGGATGTTACGGAAACATCGTTTGAGTTGTTATGCGTAAACGAAAGCTGCCTTGACTCACCTGCACTGAAAGCGTCAGTAAATTGAACATAGGCTGTCATGTTGTACAGTCCGGCAGTGCCGACATTGTAACGATGCGAATTGCTTGAAGTACTATGTCCGTTATCGCGATCAACAATTTCAGTGTCATACTGAACTGCTGCACCATAACTGACGCTCTGCGTCGCAGTTCGTTTCAATATACAAATCGGCTTAGTGCTCAACAGGAAGTTCAAAGGATCTCGGACTTCCTGATTCATCTTGGCAGCAGTGAGAAGTTCTCCTACCGTCCAAGTCTTAGGGCTAGGAACCGTGGCCATTGCCATCTACCCCCGAAGCATAGTTGAACAGCCAACACATAATGGCAATCTTTCAAGAGCCTTTGGCTGACAAGGAAGACATGGCCAATACGCCAACTGTGCTGGAAGTGACTCCAGGTTCACCTTCAAAGCCTCCCTGTTCTCAGGCCAGACCAAAGCGGCTGTCAGACCAAAGCCCCCACCAATACACTCTGTGCACCAGAACTCTTGAGCGTTCTCCGGGAGGTTGAACGCTGCTCCACAGCCCCAGGGGCAATCCGCAACCCAGCGGGCTTCATCAACCCGGGCAAGAGCCTTCTTCTCTGGGTTGTGACCAGTCGGCTTAGGAACACCACGTGGGTAGTATTGACTAATGAACTCCAAGTAACCATGCCACGTGACAATACGAGTAGGTGAGGGGAAAACGTCACCTGCATACAAAAGCTTGCAACGAACAGAAGCCATTAGTACCCAATACCAATGTCAGAGTTCAGCAGCCCCAAAATGGGACTGTCAAGAACGAAGAAGTTACCGTACTTGGTAGCTGACTGGAGAACCCAAGTCGTAGTCCAACGCGAGGTGGTAATACTGTGCTGGATTCCCCGAATGAAGACATCTCGCACGATGGGGTCTCCTCCACCCGGCGGACGTCTCTTGATTTGGATACGGTCACCAATTTCTCTACCAAGAACCTGAGGAAATAGATTCTCAGGATCACGGAGCGGATTGATGCGCATGATGTCGAAACGAAGCTCAGGAAGTTTTGAAATGAATAGAACCCATTGAGCGTACGCAAGACTTTCAGCATCATTCTGATGTAACAAGTCCGTACGGTTGAAGGTTCGCGTCAAGTACTTAGCAATACTGTCTTCGTCATAAGCGACCTGTTGCGTTCCACCCGTATGTGCAACCTGAACTCTGTTAGCCAACGTCTCGTGGTCGTAATTCAGGGTCAGGCCATTGTCAGCATAGCGCAGTTCATTTCCAGAGTCACCGAAGATAGCCTGAACTGTGTTCGAGCGTTCCTCTTGAAGAAGTGCGTGACGGTTCCGGAAAACCATCTTCCCGTCCCCGTCAACATAGAACTCTCCGATCTCGCTATCAGCTACCAAGAAACACTCAGTCAACGCTGACCCTGTCAGTGTGGTTGCCTGGAGATTCGTGTTGCCGGTAGCGATGTCTCTCAAATCGTTCGGCCAGTCCACAGAGTCCAGGATGCGCTCAATACGCGCCCCTGAGTCCTCTCCTTCACCAACCGCTTCAACCGCGATGCGATCGTAAGACTCCAGAACCTTGAAACCGTCCGTGAACGGTACGACCGCCTGAGACCAGTTGGGACCGTTCCACTGGAGATTCCAGGAGTCAATGAAAGCACGCATAATTCCGTGCGTCTCATTATCATAGGTTCCTCTAATGCGAATCTGCCGCATCGGAAGAACCTGTGTCTCTCCATTGGAATCTACATACGGCCCGTCAAGATTCGTCGGGTCATACTGCCGTTGGTGGTTGTTCAGCGTTATAGAACCGTTTCCGTTAGTGTAACGAAGAACCGGCTGTTGAACTCTGTTAGCACCACGACGAGTTTCAATGGCGACAACATCATCGGTGACATCAACCCAATTAGAACCATCAAAGAGGATTTCAACCTTAACGATGTCACCGATGATTTCAGGTGCGGTAGACATTAGTTCATCCTCCATGTCTTACCGCTGCGACTCTCAAACGCCTGAATGCTCTCGACAATCTCTTGACCAATAGCAGACAAGTTCGCAGTAGGAGCCACAGAAGTGTTGATCTGGTAGATGATCGTGGTTCCCATGCCTCCCACCCCCTTGCCGCTATTGATAGCCTCAAGTAGGGGGAGATTGCGACGAGTCGCAGCAGCATTAACTACGTACTCTCCCCTACTAATGCGGGCTGGAATGCTGTCAGTCCGTGAACCTCCAGGACCCTTTACAGGGCCACCGGAAGCGTAGCCGAAGTAGCCACCGTCCTTAGCTGGCATCTCCTGCTTCTGAATGAGATACACCGGAATCTGGCGACCGGAGTTCAAAGTGATGTATTCATCGAACTTCCGCTGCGCTTCAAGAGTCTCCAGACCAACTCGCGTACGGATCTCGTCTGGAATCTCCAGATAGCGCTTAGCAAGTTCCCGAGCCTTATCGCCGCTCTCCCCCATGTTCTTGATGACGTTCATGAGGTCAGTCTGAAGTTGGCTGTAGGTGACAGCCAATTCCTTAACTGTCGCGCCTTCTTCGGCCTTCGACTCAATCAGGCGGTTACCGGCATCCGCCATATCGAGAACTGCTTGCCAGTTATCGCGGCCCTCTTTGGTGTTGTACTTCAGACCAGCGCTGCTCTTCTCGGTTGCTTCAACGGCCCTCCACAACGTCTGTTGCCATTGAAGCATTGCACGGTCGGAAGCGATATGCACACCGTTGAGTTCGTCAATAGCATCTTTCAGAACATCAACATCAAGCTTCAGTTGCTTCAGTGGGTCTTGCGCTTCACGTGCAGCTTCAGCCGTTCGCTTAAGCTGCTCCGCCATCGCGTTCCATCGATCCGTGGTGTCGCTGATGTTGATTTTGTAAGCATCAATCGCTGGGTTATTGCCACCATTCAAGCTGTCAATAAAGCTGTTCCAGCCGTCTTCCCACTTGGCTAGAGCTTCATCCCACAGACTCGAAAGGTCATCCATTCTTGCTGTGGTCCACTCAAGCGCGCTAAAAACACCATCAATGAACCCAGCAATGTCGTCAGCATTCCGTTCAGCAATCGATGCTAGATTTTCGATGGACGCACCAAGATTCCGGAACATATTGGGCGCGCGCTCACCGATGGCGCTCAGAAGCGCAGCAAAGGCGTTCGAAAGCGGCTTAATAGCTGGCTCTAATTCTAAGAGAGCCCGCGAAAAGTCGGCACCGAACTTATCAATAGCGGGGCCGATAATCTTGAAGCCTTCCTCCAAAGAAGGCAGGAAGTTTTCAAAAGCTCTTTCGGCATATCCGCGAATATTGAGAAGAGCTTTCTCAATAGGACCAGAGATGTCGTAGAGATCCGACTTGATGCCATCCCATAGGTCTTTAAACTCTTGCCGAACAACAGCGCTCTGAGAAGCAGCCGCAATACCTATGCCAGCTAAGGCCGCACCAAAACCCAGGGTTACAGCACCCGCCGCAAGATTGATAATCGTGGGAAGAGCAGCGATGGCGGCAGCGACCGCGCCGATAGCAATAGGACCAGTCTTGCCGAACGTAGTAACAGTTCCGGAAAAGTCATCGAAACTAGAAGTAGCAGTTTTAGCAGCGTCACTGAAACTGCTGCCCATCTTCTTATTGTTCTTATCTACGTCGTTAGCGAGCTGTTCCGACTTACGCGCTACACGATCGTAAGACTGCTCTAAATCTCTAGTGTCGCCGGTAATGTCAATGCTGACATTACGATTTGCGCTAGCCACGATTAACCCTCACAAGAACCGCTCTAGTCCATGCCCTAACCTTGTCTGGGATAGACTTATTGGCCTTTTCTAGTTCCCGGCAACCAATGCATTCATGAGTGCGAGGGGCATAAGGACGTTCACCTGCCATCCACTCCTCATTGCGAGTTCCGCAGAGTGAGCAGGTTTGACGCTTACGAATCTCCCAAGCGATAGCTTTTCTACGATCCCCTTCATCCCAAGAGAGAAATTCTGAGTGCGGGATCTTATAGACCTCCGCACTCAGATACATCTCTATTTCGAACGTGGGGTCATCAAATCTTTTGGGGAGGTCGGGTCTACGTTCCTGATGTTCACATCCATAGATGTGTTCATCAACAACTCGTATTCCTTATGTGAACACGAGTCAAAGAACTCTTCCCACTCCTCTTCAGTGAGTGAGTCGTAAGAAGGTTCAATCAGACACTCTTGGAAGATGCGACGGTTGAATGCCTCCCAGTCGCAGACTTCCGTTTCCTTCCCCTTAGGAGGCGGATATTCCTCCATGAGCTTTTCAAACTTGACAGGGTTCAAGGCTCTGAAGACAAACTTCTGATAGTAGGGCTCTTGCAACTTAGCAAGGTCCTCAATCAGTTTCTTGCCCACATTCATAGCAGGCTCGGGAATCTCTTCGTTACCTTGAATGTCCTTCAAAAAGTTGATGAGATTCGCAAGAGACTCTTCAACTTCCTTCTGGTACTTATCCCGGTCACCAACGAAGATACGGCAATCCTTGATAGGACGCTTCTTCGCCTTGAGCTTGTCTTTCATTGCGAGGGGATGTTCGCTCATTAGGAATGAAACCCGTTCTCTTTATGTAGCTCGATGATTACATCTAAGATGCGATCTCCGATTTCCGGAATGTCTTCCAGAGCAGTCGGATACATGTACGGACGGGCCGGTTGCGAAACCCAAGTCCACAAACGCCGGTCCCTGTCGTATCTTCCAAACACGGGGTGACGAAACACGCCCGGCTGTCCGCCATGTTCATAGGGACGTGCGTGAGGGGACACACGTCTATCTGTCTCAATGCGAACACCGGTGAAGCGACTCGTGAACCCTGTGGCAATTCGAGTAGAGCCAGGAATACGAGAAGACCACGATGCAGCATCGCGAATCTTCTGTAGAGTTGGAGTCGCAATCTTCCGCATATTCTTACGGAGATGCGACTTCGCATCTTTGCTCATCTTCGCAAAGTCGAAGATGAGCTTCTTAAGTCCTTCCTGAGCCATATCAGGAAGTAGAACGAGTCAACGCACCTGAACCAGGCCACGTCACGGAAACCTTAGCCAGGTCACCAACAGAACCACCGATCGGAGTAAGCTGCGAGATCAGCAGATAGCCCGAGTACACAGGGTTCGTAGCGCTAGTAGACGCCGACGTAGCCTTGATGCTGAACTCCGTGACCGTGCCGAAAATACTCCATAGAGTCGCATCCACAGCGCTGGCAGCAAAGTCAGAATTGAACTCCACGTCCAGGCTGTAGTCCTTCAGACCAGCCAGCCGGTTCCGCCACGTGTCGCCCATGGCCGTATCCTCCAACTCCTCAACCTCAACGTTGAGGGTCATGGAGGTAACGAACTCCGACAGGTCAACACTGTTGACTACTAACACACCGTCAGTGAACGCAAACGACGCCATTTCTAAACACCAACCCCGATCGCACAAGCAACACTAAAGCTGCCTGTAATAGCTGTAACTCTCACACGGAAGAACTCATCCGTAATTGGACCGGCAACACGCTGAATGTTCGCCCCGACTGCTGTTAACGCACTGTGCGTGGCAATGGTTGTCGCATCTTCAAACTCGTCATTGTCTGCGGACTCGATTACAGCCGTAACAGTTGTGCCCGCATCAAAGACGTGGAAGTGCGAGTAGAGAGCAGCGTCACTCCCAATGCCACCTGAAATCTCGAAGGCTGTGCCAGTAGCCCCTGTAGAGGTCACAGTGCCTTGCTTCTTCAGGAGTGTGCCTCTGGCTACCCCCTGGTTGTGGGAACCGCTCATGGACACGCTGAAAGGCGTCAGAGCACCGATAGCACCGAAGGCTTGGTAGGTGAACTTCTCACCCCGCCACAGGTAAGCCGTATCGCCTTCCACCCCCGTAGGCGAAATGGTCACAGCATCATGTGCGACTCCGAGACTGCCGAAGACTTCGTTATCTACGTCGTCCTCCCAGTAGCCGGACAGGTCTGCCATGACATCCTTGATTCCAGCTACACGGGTTCGGAATCCGTTGTTGCCGAAGGTCGTAGCATCTAACTCGTCAGCCTGAATGTTCAGGTTGAGCGAGTTCATCTTTGTCGTGAGATTGAACTCACCGACGTATGTGGTTACATCAACAAGGACTAACGAACTCATCCCGTTGAATACCCCCTCGTATAAACAGTCAAGCCAAGACGTGCTCCTAAAGCTTCAGTGGCACGACCTTGTGTATCAGGGGCAAATCTCATTCCGTAGTCATAGACACGCTCGACAGTCGCATTGACGTTTTCCAGTCCAAGCGTCTTGTTCTGGAAAATCACTTCACGAATCGACTTATTACCGTGCCCAGACACGAACGGATCCAAGTTGTTCTGTGCTGATTCCAGGTGGTTGTAACCAACGAGAACCAGCAACGTAAAGTCCCACCGATCGGTGCCACGTCCCATAGCTTCAACGAAGCTAGCCATTTCCGGCTCGACAATGATTGCCGGTAAGACCAGAGCGTTTTCCGGGATATACCGATAACACTTGATCCCTGGGATGTTCTCCTCAAGGGTCTCTTTGATGGCTTCCCGGATCTCTCCCAGCGTTGCCATCAGATAGCCACTACATTCGAGCGAACAAACGGCGCGATGAGACGAGTGATCTCAGGGTCCTCTGACCGATTCAGTCGGACAACGCCATACTCAGAGAAGCCAGCAACACCATAAGGCGAGTCCTTACGCAGAACGAGAATGTTCGCCTTCATAAGCGTAGCTTGCTTGATCTGGTCAGGGACGGCACTCCACCCCCACTTGGCCGTTACTCTCAAAGTCCTACGAATGCTGTTGACCGGGAACTGTCTCCCAATCGCGTGAATTCGATACCAGGTATGAGCCTTGTCGGTCTCTTCCTGGAAGGGACTCAGATCGTAGTCAGTGCTAGACCAAGTAGTGAGGAAACTGCCGTCCCCAACATCATCAGTCTCAATCTTCAGCCCTGTGAGATCTCCAATGTCGTAGACCCAAGCAATGTTGGGCTCACGAACTCTGAAGTCTCTTGCAATTGGCGTGTTGTCGAGCCAGAACTTTCGGCCTACACCGCAGAAGTCATCAATGGCGCGGGATGCGGTATTGATAGCCTTCTCAAGGACATCTGAAGAGAGGATTGTTCCTGTATCCCCCATCCATGCCCTTAGTTCCTCAACCGTGCAATAGCCGTTGGTTACAGGCATCAATCCTCCCTTCGGTTATCGCGTCTTGGGGGAACGCATCACTTGCCGGTTGGGGGTGGGAGGCTGCTCACGGACAGCACTGAGGACATTGCCGTATTTCCAGTTGATGTATACAACGACAGGTTCCTCAATCTCGACTTCCTCACCGGAAGTCCATGGTCCGTATTGTTCGCCTCCGCGTTGCATGGCAAAGTCTCGATTAACCCTAAACTTAGCCATTACTTGTATTCCACAGATACAACGCAGTCAGTCAGCGTGCAATTGATAGACGTGGTGATAGGAATTCCATTCGAATCCTTCGCGTGCCAGACTGTGGAATTGTCCACAGGACAATAGAGCGTCAGAAACACGCTGCCACTGCCATCCGCAATAGTGACCTGCGGAGTAGAGCCTTCTCCATCTGGCGAAACAGTCACCGACAACAAATTGCAAGCACCAACGAAAGCTGTACCAGTTGTATCGAGTTCAACGATGTAGGACATTAGATGCCCTCAAGGCTCAGGATCACCCAAACGACGACTTCAAGAATCGGGTCCTCACCAGCGGCGAACTGACTATTCGTCGTAATCTCAGCTCCGATAACGGAACCGGCTGCGAACTTAGCCGTACGACGCTTCGCCGTCTTGCTGCCCGACGAAGTTCCGTCAGCAGCAGTCACCGTAAGCGCAGAAACTTCAGTTCCGTTAATGGTGGGACCGACAGCCATCGTGCCACCGGTCTTATCTGCAGTCAGCTTGTAGCTACAACCAACAATCTCACCAGCGAACGGAACAGTGACACCAGGACCGATTTCAACATCAGTCTGGCTTGCAATAACATCCTGACTAACAACGATGGGAACTAACTGACCCTTGGCAATAATGCGCTCTACACGAGTAGTAAGCATGACCAATCTCCAAACATGTGAAGAAAAAAGGAGTGCCCTGCCCTCCCCTCAAAAGACAGGGCACCCTTAAAACTAATCAGGCAACGTCGGCGTTGTAGAGCACAGCAGCCCACTTGATGCCGGAAGCGGAACCGGTCGGCGTGAACCGGCCAAGGCCGTTCCGCAGCGAGTAGACAATGCGAGTCTGGTCAGTAGCGGGCAGACGCTCCGTCTCGACCATGACCCGACGCCGCCAACCCATGACCAGACCGCGCCGGTTAAAGACGGCAACCTGACCCTTCGTGTTGTTAGCAGCCGTCTTAGAAACCTTGCCGTCCGCCTCAGTCTTCGGCATAGCAATGCTCGAAATCAGCGGGTGGCGACCGGCAATACGAGCCAGCTCACCGTTCAGAACGGTCGCACCAGGACCATACTTGTCCACGGTCAGAACTTCGTCCAGAGCCGAAATGCGGTCGGCCGACTCAGGGTCACACACGTAAACCAGGTCGTCAGGGTCAACAGGGTGACCCCAGTCCATCAGGTACGCGTGGTCAACCATCTTGGCCTTAACATTCAGGAAGTCGTCATAGCTGTAAGCGAGGCCGCTCAAGTCCACACGATTATTGGTGTTGTCCTCCAAAGCAGCATGACGAATACCGTCATAAGCCAGGTAGTAGTTCGTAGTCACAGGAGTGTCGTCATCCAGGTTGATGTTGCCAGTCGAAGTACCAGTCGTGTCGCCGTTAAGAATCAGCGCGTCCAGGTAATGAGCCAGAGACAGCGCAGCCTGACGACGAAGGAAAGGCACGAACGGAATGATGGAGTCTTCCTCCATCTCACCAGACCACATCTGGTGAATCACAAACTTCTTTGCACTGACCTGCACTCGCTGCGAACCGGTCTTAGTAGTGCCGTAATTCGTAGCGTCGTACGTCGCAGACTCGGCAACAAAGCTCAGCTCAGGCAGCGAACTTTCGACCGGCAGATAAGCCGTCGGGTCCGACATCTCGAACGTGTTAATCAGCGGCGCAACACGACCGAGACGACGGGGAGCTTCCCACAGGTCGTGCACATACTGAGCACCAACCAACTGCTGACCGAAGCCGGACTCAGCAGTGTCCATCGCACGAATAGCGTTTTGGTAAGCCTCAGTCAGCTCGTACTTTCCAGCGGCAGCAAGCTTACGGTCACCAGCGTGGAAAGCCGACAGAGGAATACGAGGGAAAGCGTTATCAAGAGCACGCCGGTCCATCTCGCGAACCTTGTCCATAGAAACGTAGCGCGCGGCGGAAATAGCCTCGAACGTCCTGGACAGCTCCTCAGACGGACCCTGATGCACTCCACCCCCACGCTTCGGAGTACCGCGAAGCGAGGTCTGGAAGTCATACAGCCACTCAACGTCAGCCGGAGAAAGACCCCAGCGGGCGTACTTAGTACCGACCAGTTCGCCCTTGTTCTCATCCTGAGCGAATCGAATCTTGCGAACGACCTCAGGGTCGGCAAGAACACCCTCAAGGTTGTCCCGAATAAGCTGCGACAGTCTCTCATCGGAGACACGCGAAGCAACGTCATCCGAGATACCGTCAAGACGCTGCTTAATGTTCTGAGCTAACTGGTCAAGAGTGATGTTGTCACTCATTTAAATTCCCTCCCCAAACTTGAATGACGCCAACACCTTGTCTGCGTCCGACTGATTAAAACCGACCGGCTCATCGTTCTTAGCGAAGTGCCGCTTAAGCGCATCCTCAATACGCTCATCAATGTACTGACGCAGAGTGTCATCCTCGAAACTGCGACCAGCTTGGACAACCGCTCTTTCGTCCATGGGAATTGGAACAACGGAAGTCTCAAAAAGCTCCCACTTAGTGGCTACGCCACCGTTCCAAAAGTTCTGCCCCGGCTTTTCCCAACTATCGACTTCGAAGCCGATAGAAACTGCGTTGAGGAACCCGCCTCGTAACTTCCTCTCGACAGTACGGGCGAACTCATCTTCCTGATCGAAGACGACATCCATCACGAGGGAGTCGCCTTCCACCCCCACGTGTTCCGCACGGCCGATAGGTAAGTTCTGACGTCCCCACGAAGCATGACCGAAGAGAATTACGGGGTTGGCTCGAAACCTCTCAAGCTGTGCCCCCTGCATTCTCAGATCGATACCGTCTCGTTTTACGCCTTCCGTCGCTGCGACAAAACGAATGGGGCCACCGTCTGTAACCCCCCGTTCCACGAAGCCACGGATGCAACCCCGATTCATCGTGGCACCCTTCCGTTAAACTCCAGGGACTTTAAAAAAGCCCTGGTTTCATCCTCGGAGACTTCCGGCAGTTTAGGTTCGTCAGTCTCCCCCTTCTTCGTCTCAGGATCGGTAACATCCTCAACCTGAGTACTCGACGAAGCAGGTTGCGAGTCTGGCCCGCTGACTGCGAACTTGTTAACAGGTGCCCACCAAACATCTCCCCATGGAACGGGAGGTTCGCCATTTCGGGCACGAATTTCATTGATGGTGTAGCGGCCCGTGTCGATAGCCTGTCGTTCACGCATCCACGATTCGGACTTGGCTTCCTGTAGGGCTTCTACTTCACTAAAGTCGTAGAGACAGTGGTCAACCCTGTCCCGGAACATGGGAAGGAATTGTTCCTCAATCTCTTCTGCCTTTAATTCCGCATCTGGCTTTAGAGCATTAGTCCACAGGATGGACTGATACTCACGGGAGTTAGTCAGAGTGGCGTTGTCCATATCGTTGAGCAGAGCAACCGGAATGCCATAGGCATTGGCAACCTGCTTCAGCGTCATCTTCAATCCACCGATATACTCAGCATCTTTCGGGGTGAGATTAAGACCCTGAAGCTGAGCTTCATACCGAAGAATCAACCACTTGTGAGCTTTATCGACTCCCTTAGCTCTGTGTTCAAGGGCTGCTTCAATATCTTCGGCTTGCTGTTCAGTGAACGTCACCTTGTCAGTTGGAGTGATGATTCCACCCAACTTAAGGCCGTTCACGAACATGTTCTTGTTGGCCTTCATCATCGCGCTAGCCGAGTCGGCAGGAAGCCGGGCTGCAACTAGCGGAGAAATAGCAGCGAACTCATCTAAGGGGTTCGGATAGCGGAACCAGACAATCTCATCAGGCCAGAACTTCAACGGCTGAGAGCCGTCTAGAGGCTCGTACAGGTAGTGGTCAATGTACTTGGAGGGGTGAAGTACCGGCCGAACCTGTGTCGGCTTCAACCACCAAATTTCCCTCGGAACCCCACGTTCCTTTTCGATTGCCCAGAAGGACTCTCCCCACAGACACATGGAGAGTTCATCCATACGAGCCAACCGCTTAGGAGTCCAATGCGGATTCACATAATTAAGGAGCTGTGCGGCAGGCGAGTTGTCCGCCTCCCGCTTGTTCTTTCCCCTGCCACGGTAGACCTTTAATGTCAACGATGACATCATACGGGCGCGCAACGAAGCAGCCGAGAAGATCTCGTTGCTTGTAGCTAAGTAGTCGCCATACTCCGGAACACTGTGAGGTCCATCGTGCCCGAAGTAGTCTTGCATCCCGAAATTAGGGAGTCCAGCAATGCCGGGGGAAAAGCTTCGTTCCTTATAGGCTCGAATCTTGTCTAAGAGTCCCATTTACCCCCCTTTCCCAACTCCCGACTTGAAACCGAGAACGCAAGCGATCCAAATAAAAGTGAGCGAAGCCCACAAAACTTTAAATACTTTTCCGACTACCCATGCGGATCCGAAGGCAATACCGGCAATCCAAAGCTGCATAGTTGGAAGGAACTTAATCTCCCTACTTTGAGCTTTGATGCCCTCCACCCGCTGTGTCATAGTTGTCATCAGGCATATAGCTTTCCGTGAAGGGTCGTATATGGGTTCAGGTCCATTGCATGGAGTACCCACGTACCCATACACATAGCAACTGCCCCGTCAATATGTCCTTTGGACTTTGACTTCCGGAGTGTGAATCCACCACGCTCCTGATCTACTCGACACGCACCTTGTACGTGGTTTGTAAGGTCAGGATCTCCGTCATGAACTATCTGCTTGCTCAGAATCTTGTCGTAAGTTAGGCCACAAGCAGGTGCCATACGTTGCGGGTTCTGGTCGAACTCCACAACTGGAATACCTTCTTCTTCCAAGAGGTTGGCTTGAACTTCGAAGTATCTCGGGTCATAGACAACACCCTTGAGACCTAACCCAGTCGCTTCATTCTTCACATAGCGCCACACATCAGCGTGCGGAATTCGGCCGCCGTACTCCTTAGCACGCCAGAATTTAGGCGTAACTGCGGTTCTGCCGTCTTCTAAGACCTCACAGAGTACGACTGCAACACTGTCGTGCTTGAGAGCCATGTCTACAGCGATGACGTAAGGATTGTCCTTGCTGCTGACCCACTCTCCCTTGCAGTTACCCCACGCTTGTGGGTGATCCTTCATCCACGAGTCTTCAGCAACGTCAACCCAACGGTTGGCGTAGTACCGAATCCACTCGTGATGTTCCATCGTGGGGTCGTTCCACGCGTTCACGCGGTCTTTCACATTCCAAATAATGCCTGCACCCTTGGATGCAGCTTTAACCGCAATCTCGCGATGCTCCGGATTGTCATAGTCGAGCCCATCCGGCGCTTCGAAAATGTCCGCGAGAAACTTTGGATCGACACTTGGGTCATGCAACACACGCTTAGCATGCATATACATGTTCCCAAGCATTGTGTTGTTCTTATCAAATCCCGCCGTTGAGATATTAATTACACGACCAGGGCCACGTTTTAAATTCGTACCCGGAATTTTGATATTCCGTTTACGAGTAGACTTTGAAATAACTGTATGGCGTCGTGCTTTTGCATCTCCTAAAGCGCCCCACTCATGAACTTCGTCACAAGCAAAGAGGGAAGGCAAACCTCCCTCGTTGGTACCGGCTACAGCAGCAGTTCTGAAGACTCTGCCGGGCCGTCCGTCCGCGAACGTAATCTCTGCGTCTCGAACGTTGAACTGCCCATAGAGGGGAGACTGTGGAACCGGCGCATCCTTAGTGCCACCGCACATTACAGACACGGCCTTGAAGAGAAGGTCTGCCTGCTCCCACGAAGCTGCCGCAACCGGAATGTTCGGAGACTCCGGAGCAATGCCTTTAGGACCTGCGAACTCGCACACGATGATTGCTGCGAAGAACTGTGTCTTCCCGTCGCCGGTAGCAGCAAGTCTCAGTGCACGGTCGTAGTGCCAATAGCCACAGTTTGGACAGTACTCATACCAACGGTAGAGAAAGTTAACCTGATCCTCTCTGAGAACCATTAATTGACCGTAGAAGTCACCTTCACCTAAGACTAGGTTGTCTTCAATCCAATCCGCTGCAACATCTCCCAGGGTAGGCCAAAGGAAGTTGCTCTCCACCCCCGGTGCCCAATTGCAGTTTGTGCAATAGGTGGCCTTACGCTTCAACTTCTCCAATAATTCGGGAGATTCGAGGATCTTGTCTAGTTCGGCGTTCATTGCTAGATCTCACCTGTTCCCCCTCATACTCGTTGTTGATCGCGTCTAGGGTTCGTGCAGCGCTAGCAAGAGTCACACCCAAGTTCACACGGTTCTTAGGACCGATACCTAGCTGCGCTTCGCAATATTCAATGCTTTTGAGGACTTGCTGAGCCATTGTGAACATCACATTGGGCTTCTGACGAGATTTATCGTCATATGTGACCGGCATTTCCTCAAATTGCTTGTATAACCGCCAATATAAATCGACTAATTTAATCCATCTTGTGATTAATTCGCGGTCTACAGTCGCAGCAATGTCACTAACTGGGTCATCCCAATAAGTTTCCCAAACTTTACGCGCATGTACACTTAAGCCGTCGGGAGGGTAGAAATAACCAGTCTTTTTGTGCTCAAGTGTGACTTGTTGCCAGTCTCTTCTATCTACAACATCTACTTTTCGTGCTCTACCCCTAGCCATGAGGGGAACTCCTAGGGAATAGATTACAGAACGTGTATATGTAGCAGAGAGTGATGAAAACTGAGGGTAGCAAAATTAAGGGATGTTACCTTCTGTATTC